AAAAGCCGCTGAAAAATATTTTGAAGGACAAACAGCTTCGTTTGAAAGACAACTGTTAGATAAAACTGCATCACAATTAACAGACACAAAATCTAAATCTAAATTTATTTTACCTCTCAGTGAACACATTAATAAAGAAAGAATACTTCAAGGTTCTTATGATGATGTAGAAAAAATAATGGAAAAATATTTAATAAATGATGTGGGTGCTGTTCTTTCTGATTTAGTAAGAAATAGTGTCAAGTCTGTAGAGTTTGCTAGAAAATTTGGAGCTGAAGGACAGTTATTAAAAGGATATTTTACAAGACTTAATGACCAATACAAAAAAGAATTTGGTGTTAAAAAAGTAAATGAGTTACCTTTCTCTGCTAAAACAAAATTAGATGGTGATAAAGAAGCCATGGTCAATGCTGTTAATTCTTTCTTTGGTAGACACGGAAGAGTTGGTAATCAAATTGAAAGAAATATTATAGCTACTCTTTCTACTCTTGGTAACTTTACTATGATGGATAAAGTTACTATAGCTAACCTTGGTGATTTAATTCAACCTATGCAAAACAGTAGATGGTTTGGTTCTTCGTTACAAGGAATTTATAGAACTTCACTAAGAGCTAAAAACGAAAAAGGTGGAGCAGAAGCTTTAGCAATAGCAGATGAAGGTTTAACTAGAACTTTAATGAAAGATATGTTTACTGGTGCTGAGCAAGGTGGCTACACTAGATACTTAGATTTAATTGGTAAGTCTAATGAAAAGTTTTTTAAGTATATTGGATTAGAAGGTATAACCAGCCTTGCTAGAAGATATGCTTTTAATGTAGGTTTAGTTGACGGTCACAAAACAGCTAGAGCTTTAGCTATAAAAGCACAACAAAATAATGCTAAATCTTTAGATGAGTTACAAAATATAGATAGAGTTACTCTTGAAGACATAAAACATTTAAGTACTTTAGGTATTAATTCTTTTGATGACATACTTAAAATAGGTTCTTTTAGAAATATTGATGATGCTCTTGGTGATGATGTAGCTAAATCAATATTAAATAAAATAGGTTCAAAGGCTGCTGATAGAGATGCTATTATACCAACTGTTGGTAACAGATTACTTTTTACGCAAACAAGAAATCCTATGTTAAGAATACTAGGTCAGTTTAGTTCTTGGGCACAAGCAAAATCTTCACAAACAAATGCTCTTATAGCAAGAGCAGAAAGTAGCGAACAAGCTCAACTATTTAGAATGTTAGGAGCTTTAACTGTTTATGGTGCTATTTATAATTTAAGAGAATTTGCAAGATACGGTGAAATTAAAACTGATGTAGAAACAGATACTAATAAGTGGCTTGGACATGCTTTAAATTTATCTGGTAATCTAGGATGGCTACCTACTAGTGTATTAAATCAAACTGTTGGTTATGGTTCTGAAAATGTATTAGAATTTTTTCCAGGAGCTAGTATTATAAATGATATAGGTCAAACAACAGTGGGGGCAATAACTGGAGATTACGATAAAGCAGTTAGAAATGCTTATAAAGTAATTCCACTACCAACAATAAGAGCAGCTTTAGATAGAGTTGGTATTCCATTTATGATATATAAAGAACCATTTAACTATAAACAACAAATAAAAAGACAATCTGCTTCTAGACCTGGAGAATCATTAAGGTATAACAAAGGTGGATACGTCAAACAATTAGTAACTAAACTTAAGGAAAATAATTAATGAGTAGAATGTCAAGCAAAAGATTTTTACATGAATTTATGCAGGTTGGAAACTTAGCCTATGGTCTTTTTGATTCGGGTTCTAACAAACTATCTCGTTATAGTAGTTCAGGGTATTCAAGAACAAGTCCCTTAGATTTAGTAGAATACTTTGGAAGAATAAAAGCTAGTGAAGGAGCTAACATAGATAAAGAAAAAGTTAAAGTTCCTGTTAAAAGACAAGAGGCTATTAATAAATTTTATATAAATAATAATCCAGGTAATATTAAAAAGGGTACGTTTGGTGGTCAAACTTGGGGTGGTAAAACTTATGAAGGAAAAAAAACAGGGACTAGTTATAGAAAATATAATAGTAAAGAAGAAGGATTAGTTGATATAATTAATGTTATAAAAAACTATCAAACAAACGACCTTAAAAGAATTATAAATAAGTATGCACAAAATGATGAATCTGGAAAAGTATATAAAAGTTATTATAAAGATTTAAATAAAGTGTTACCAAAAAAATTAGATTTTAATGATAACAATCAAATGAAAAATTTAATGAAAGTTATAACTGTAGTTGAAAATAAAAGTAATTCTGTTCCTCCTGGTTTATATTACAAAGAAGAAGATTTTGATAAAGCTATAAATTTATATAATAGTTTGAATGAATCACAAATAATTCCAGAAAGAAAACCATTTAAATATGGTGGTCAAGGTCAGTCTCGTAGAGGTGGTTTAAAAGGTGGACGTAGAGCAGGTCCAGGTCAAGGTCAAGGTGGTGGTGGTAATAAAGAAACTAGACAAGAAACTAGAGATGAAAGAGAAGCCAGACAACTTAAAGAAAACCAGGAAGCTAATATGAAATCTATAAAAGAAAGTGGCATGGTTAAAGAGTCAATGAATACTAAAACTGTTAAACAAAACTTTAATAATAATTCATTTCTTAATGACTTTAACATAACATATGCTAATCCTGAACCAATCGAAGAAACTAATATTGTTAAACAGATACAAGATAAATATACATTTGATGCTATGGGTGACACTTATGTTGGATATACAAGCGAAGATGGTAAATATAATATAGGTATTACAGGAAGTCTTGATTCTATAGGAGCAGGAATTAAATTTAATTTTGGAGGCAAAGAATAGTTGACAATTAAATATTTTTATGTTATAATATGGAAGATACTATTGTAGAAATACTAAGGTTTCTACTAGAGATTTGGAATGGCTAAGGTAGCATTCTAAATATAACAACAACAATAACTTGCTTAATGAAAGGAGTTAATTATGAACCTACCTACAAATAGAAGAGGTCTTGTATTTAATGCAGACCCATTTAAAAACTTAACAGTTGGATTCGATTCATTGTTCGACCAACTATCTTCACTCTCAGACTTTGAAGCACCGAGTTATCCACCTTACAATATACGTAAGATAGGTAATGATGGTTACGAACTTGAGATGGCTTTAGCTGGATTCAGTAAGAGCGATGTCAATGTTGAAGTAAAAGAAGATACATTAACTGTATCAGCTTCAAAAGAAAACAAAGATGAAGAGAATAGTTTTCTTCACAGAGGAATAGCTGCTAGGTCTTTCACTCGTAAGTGGACTTTAGCAGAACATCTTGAAGTAAAAGATGCTGAATTAAAAGACGGTATACTTTTAATTAAGATGAAACTTAATCTTCCAGAAGAAAAGAAAGCTAAAACAATAAAAGTAAAATAACCTCGTGTTTGGGGCAGGAGGCAATTTTTAGTGCATTTTAGACGAAAAAAAACGCTCTAGGATGCACGAGGATTAACAAATCGGAGGTGTCTGATACCTTAGCACCCCCCTAAAAAGGAGATAAAATGATAGAAAAAGTAAAAGAACTAATCAAAAAGATTAGAGCTAAATTAGGATTGTAAAATGGGTATTCCGTTTGAAATGATAACCATGCTGGGTTCAACAGTGCTCGGTGGGGTTATGAGTATATGGTCTCAAAGTATTAAAGCTAAACAAGCTGAACAAAAGATGCTTATACAAAGAGCAGAAGTTCAGACAGAAGCTTTTAAAGAAGCTAGAGAATATGAGAACGTAGGATTCCAATGGACACGAAGAATCATAGCACTAACTGCTATCTTTGCTATCGTAGTTCTTCCTAAAATATTACCACTAATAGACCCACAAGCACAAGTAATCGTAGGTTATTTAGAATTTAAACCTGGCTTCTTATTCTTTGAAGGTAAAGAAGTTATGCAATGGATACCGATGGCTCATAGAGGAATAGTTATTACACCTCTTGATACCAACTTGGTAGCTGCAATTACAGGATTATACTTCGGCGGAAGTCTAGTTAAGAAATGATTTGGATATTATCCGTGATGCTTTCATATGCGGATGTAGATGAAACTCGCATGACATATCTAGAAGATATGCATTTCATATCTGAATCAAAATGTCAAGACTATTTGTTTGATAATAAAGTTATATTAGTAGATTCATTGTTACATGAATTTAGAAACTATGATGGAATGAAACTTAAAGGTTTTGATTATTTCTGTGAAGGAAAGTTTGTTCCTGTAGAGGAAGTCTAAGGATTTAACCATTCTTTTGTGTTGTCTCTGGTAGATATAAAGCTATCAGAGATAGCCATTGTAGGCTTGGCTGGGTAAACAAACATAATACATTTCTCACTAACATCTTTATCTATCTTTATTTCTGCAGGTTTATATCCTGCTCCTATCTCTAACAAATGAACACTCCGTTCAACATCACCCTTTAATTTATAAGCTTCACCTTTAATTTTATATCCTGGTTCTTTCCTATATACAATAGGAAAACAACCTTGAGAAAAATCTTTTATATCAAACTCACTGTGTAATGTTTCACACTCACCTACAAACTCTGACTCTTCTAGTATCCAGTTTAGTCTGTGGTTTTTCTTTAATGTTCCGTATACAAAATATATCATTAGTTAATAGATGAAACATATTTTTGAATCCATTGTTCTAGTTCTTTAAACTTTAATCTAAGTTCTTTTACAAGACCAATATAAAAATGTTTCTCTTCTTCACTCCTTTTAAATGTTTCATTCATAATATCTGCTTCATCTTCTGGAAGAGCTGACACTTCTGATATCAACTGTCCTTCAGTGTTGACTATAACACTATAACTAGCGATAACTCCTTCTTTCTTTTTCTTTGTCATCTTTAATCCTCCTGTGGTGCAGTGACATCAACTAACTCACAAACACCACCAGTACACGCAAGCTCTTGAGAGCCTGTAGTATTATCTTCTGATTCATAATTAACAAGCTGACTAAAGTCTATAGTAGCTGGCATATCCTTTTTTAATTCAAGATATTCTTTTCTTTCTATGTCTTGATAAGGAGCTTGTTTATATATGTGGTCAGTATAAGGTAAGAAACTAATACCAGAAACTTCATCAAAGTATTTATATACCCAAGCACCAACCTCCATCCACTCATCTTCTCTAACACTCACAGTTACAGAAGGTTTATGCTCACACCATTCTCTTTGATACTTCAACCACAACTCTAATTGTTGTATAGCTGACATATCATTTCTAGTTACTGAACCACTTGGTGATGCGGTAGGAAAAGAAAACACCATAACTGAATCTGGTTTAGTTATATCTGGTTCATTAGGAACTCCTTGGTCTATCATAAGCTGAGTCAGAGGGTCTTTCTTATCACATCTAACTGTTCTTATGTAGTAAGGATTATGTCTGGTGTGAATACCAGAAGCACTATCAACTAACTGACTTACTGTTCCGCTAGGTTTTACACAAGTGATTGCGGCAGATTGTTTTATCTTTAATCGTTTAGCAAACTCTTTGTTAGTATCTACTGCAACATTTTTTAAGTTAGATAAGAATCCTTTATCTGGATTGTTAGTAAGTTTACTATCCATAATACCAGTAAGAGATACACCTAATAGTCTTTCATCTTCTGTGTTTTGTTTCCATATCTTACGAATGTATTTAAAGTCAGTAAGAGTAGATTGAAATGTACCAAGTATTGTGGCTAACCTAACTTTTTCTTTTAGTATTTTATTAGTATCAGCACTACGAACAACAACTTCTGTAAGGTTACAGAATTGATATGGTCTTAGTATAATCTCAGAGCAAGGGTTAGTACCAAACTCATGGTCACTATCTCGTCTTTCATTTTCTTTAGCCTTATCAATAGCGGCTTGTCTATTAAAGATACCTCTCTCACCAGACTTACTATCATATAAAGCTTTCCATTCAGACATAAATAAAGCCATGTCTGGTCGTCTAGTATAACATGCAGAGTTATTAGCTAATGCTCTTTGTCCATTATCAAGCCACCAAGAACCACTCTTAGCATTACGAAGTCTATCATCTTGTATATTACTTAATGATATTAAAGCTGACCTACGAACACCACCTACAACAACAACTTCTCCAATCTTACAAACTAAATCATGACACTCAAGAGCGTCAAGCTTTCTACCAGAAGCGTTTTTAAATGTGGTAATTGCAAAGTCAAATAAATCTACAAGAGGTTGAGGTCCACTAGCACGACCACCAAATGTTTTAAGTCTAGCTCCTGCTGGTCTTATTTTAGTTACATCTATCTTTGGAACTTGACCACCATATAACATAGCAAGTAGTTCTCTTAAAGATTTTGCCCAACCAGTTCTACTATCTTGTACTACAATAACAGTATCACTATCTTCAAACTCTTCAGCAATAGTTGGTAACTGTTCTACATAATCTCTTTCAACAGAGAAACCAACACCAGTACCACACATAAGTATATACATTATCTCATCAAAACTTCTTACATCATTGATAGGCATATAACTACAATTATAACCAGCAGTGTGGTCTTTTGTTAAAGCATTTCCTGCTGTCATTAAAGCTCTCATAGAAGGCATGATACTTAAACTAAGAACTGCGTTTTCTAGTTCGTGTCTTAAATCTTTTGGTAAACTATATTTGTTATTAGTTTTTAAATGTTCCTGCATAAAGTCAAAGTATCTTGATACAGTTTCTTCCCAGGTCTCTCTTCTTTTTTCTGACTCAACAAATCTTGCATACCTTGATGCATGTATAAATTGTTGATAGGTCGTTGGTAAATAATTATTATTAGTCATTTGTTTCTCCTTCCGCTAATTCACCTGCAATAGAACTATAACCAACCATGTCAACATAATCATCTGTGTTATGCGAACCTGCTTTAGTTCTTGCAACTTTTAATAATACCATCATCAATGCGACATCACGACCGCTAATGTCAAAGTCAAGATAAGCTGACCACATCTTTGCAATATTATCGTGGTTTATTTTTTTGTTACCGTGTGTTTTTTCTCTATCAGTAGAGACTATATCTTTTGCTCTATCAATGTAAGCTTGGGTCTTCATCTTTTATTCTTCCTTTCGCTAAGCTATTTATTACTTCCATTTCCATTTCTCTAGCTCCTATGTAATATAAAAGCTCTGGGTTATTAGTTACCAACCAACGAATACCATACGATATAGTATCAACTGATGGGTCTTCAGTATAGTTTATCATTTCTAATCCTACATCACCTTCTCTTGGTGTGTTAGGTGTTAGTATTATGTAAGCCTTCTCTTTAGTTATCTTCATTATTTCATCCAATCTAAAGGTATATCTTTATCACACCAAATAAAATTATTAGCTTCGCACCAATCACTATACTTAGTTTTAGAACCCTTTCTTATTTTATTGTTTGCATTCATAAAACAAAAACGAATATCAAAATCTGTTTGGTCTTGTATCCATAAATGTTTCTTTCTATCTTCGATAGTTAATCTTCCTTTTAACTCAACGAATATGTTTGTCTTTGGAAAGTATAAGTCTGGTAAGTAAGTCCTATCAATAGCAGGTTGAATATAATCAATCTCATACTCTTCATACTTATATCTTATCTTTTTCTTTTTAATTTCGTTAACAATGTTCTCTTCAAATTTAGAACGATATCGGACCTTCATCTATCATCCTTTCTTTTCTAAGTTGTCGTGCACTAGGTGAAGCACTTTGTTGTAAGTCTTCAAATGTCCAATGTGGATTTCTTTTTAATCTTTTCATTACCCATTTAAATGACCAAGCACTTAAATGTATTTGAAAGTTATGTATGTAATGAGTTTGTTGTGGCATTAAACTTAATATATTATCTATGTTAACTTTATCTTTTTCTTCTTCTGGAAGTAAAGATTGTAACCACAAAACTAAAAACTCTTTAGCTTTTTGTCTTAATACTTTTATTTTTTTTCTATTCATACTGTGCAGTTATCTCCTCAACTTTTGGTTTGTTAACTACTTTAGTCATGAATACATTTGAGTTAGCATACTTGAACACTCTGAGTCCGTCGCCATCATTAGAATCAGAATGACAAACAAACTTATGAGAACAGTACACACACCCAACAGGAAGTTTAAGGTTACCAGTTTTGTCATGAGGAATTGGTTGATAGCATTTTTCAGGTGGTTCATTTTGTTTTAGTTTTTCCTTTAAGTTATTAATTAAATCTTTTGCATTTGGTTTCATTAGTTCGTCTGGTCTAAATAATGCAATCTCTCCAGACGATTTGTTTACTGCAAACAATCCTCCGTTACTTGTACCTTCATTGTGTTCGTAACCTGCTAATTGTGCTATGTATCCAAACGGGTCATCTTCATATAGAGTTCCATTCTTAAACTTTTTAAATGACATGGCAGAAGCAGACTTAACATCAACAACTTCACCATCAATCTTACAGTCCATGTGACCATTGACATCTTCTACCTTTACTTTCTTTTGTTGTGCAGTTACCGTGTGTCCAGATACTTCAACAAGAAACAATAATAAGTGTTCTAAGATATGACCATATAAAAATTTTAATTGCATAGAAGGGTCATATACTTCTTCTTTGTCATCTCTTTTTATATGATTATCATACCAAAGTTGACGAGCAGGTCTACCAATGACAGACATTCTTAAACCTTTACCAGAACTTTTTCTTGGTTGTAACCAATCTAGCAGAGCAAGTTTTGTATTGTTTAAAAATTTATTTATCTGTCCTTCACTAACATCTGGTGCTTTACCACTAGAGATACCAATGAGTACATCATTTACATCATCAACTAATGTATCTAAAGTCTTAGTGTGTTTCTTGCCAGTTGTTTCCATATTTATATTCTCCATTTAAAGGACATCTAATTCCTAGTTCTTTACCTGCATTGACAATAGAATCAACTGCAAGATTACCAAAGTCTTCTGCTTGAGATTCCAGTACTTCATATTGAAACTCATCGTGAACATTAGCAACAGGTCTTGCATTTAGTTTATGTTTATTAACTTGTTCATCTAAAAGAATCAAAGCTTTCTTCATAACTATCGCACCACCACCTTGTATTAAGGTGTTGAGGGCGGAGTGTCTGTTTCTGATTTTGAGTCTTCTTCCGTCGATTCCTCTGAGCCAACCTTTTCCAGTAGCTTTGTCCACTCGCTTTCTAAAGTTTGCAAGGGCTGGAGTACCTCTGAGAAATCTATCTTTAATCGCCTTCCCATGATTTCTAGACCCGCCGCAGATAGCTCCGAGTTTTTCGTCACCTGCCCCATAAATGAAGGCATAGATGAAAGTCTTTGCTTGGTCTCTACTGCTAAGACCTGCAAGATTTTGATTTGTTGTGTGTATATCTCCATTAATGATAGCATCTATATATTCCTTATCGTTCATGTAGTGGGATAATATTCTTAACTCAAGACCAGAAGCATCTACTCCCACTAGTTTATAGCCTTCTGGAACTACCCAAAGTTCTCTGCATTCTTTTCCGTAGGGAGAATACACTGCAGGAACTTGAGCCATATTGGGCGACTGGTGGCTCATTCTACCAGTGATAGCACCATTGGTTATCACTCTTCCGTGTACTCTCCCGTCTTCTGCTACTGCTTCTACCCAAGATTCAACTTGAGCAATTCGTTTCTGCAGTAGTAGAAACTCTTTGATAAGTTCTGCTTCTGGTATATTTGTAATACCTTGTAGAACTTTCTCATCTACTATTGGTTGTCCGTGTTCAGTAAACTTAGTCGGCTTCCAACCAAAGTGTCGGAGATGTCTGGCAATCTGTTGTCGACTACCAAGATTAAACTCTTTCATTTCTATGAGAGAAAAATCTCCCATAACATTGACCCACCCCTGTCCCAGACTATTCAGTCCAACCGTACTCAGAGAACCGTCTTTACGATAACGAGGTTTAACTATCTTGACGAAGGTTGGCAGTGGTGTAAATCGTTCTCTAACCTTCTGTTCAATTTCATTTATCTTCTCTCTTAACTTACCTAACAGAAGGTCTGCCTTCGTTACATCAAAAAGAAAACCATTGTTCTCTTGTTGTGTGATTATCCTAGATGTCTCATGCTCTAGTCTAATCGCCTCACGAGAAAAGTCTGGGTTGTATCTAATCAAATAACCAAGAACTTTTTCCGTAAGCTCTACATCTCTGATGCAATACTCAAGCATCTCATCAGAGTATTCAGAGAAGTCTTTAAAGTCTAGCTTACCAAACTTTAATCTCTCTCCAAAAGATTTTAAAGAATGTCCACCCTCTCTAACTGGGTCGAACAGTCTCGATAAAACTAAAGTATCAATGACTTTACCTTTATCATGTAGGTCAATATTAACAATCTTTTTAATAACTGGTGCATCAAATCCTATAATGTTATGTCCAACAAACTCATTGTAGTTATCAATATAAGAAACAAACTTATCCATTTCATTCTCTCTAAAGTATGTAATACCTTTCTCACTCTTACATACAATAAGAAATATCCTGTCGGGTAATCTGTTATTGACAATGTGTGTCGTTTCAACATCTAAAAATACTCTCATTAGTTTCGCCCTTGTTATAATGTTTCATCTTCAAACTCTTCACCAGTTGGTTTCTCAGTCTCGTGTAGTCTACCAGTTTCTTTGTCATAGTATAGATATGTAGCTGGGCCAGTCATACCTATGAATCTATTCTTTAATACTCTTACGCAAGTTGTATTCCTTACAGTAGGACTATCATTCTGTGCATCTCTTTCAAGACCAATAACCATATCAGATAACTGACCAATAGAAGCCGAACCTCTAAGTTGTGATAGAGAAGTTGCTGCCCCTTCTTCATGTCCCTTACCATCTGGTCTACGCAAGTGAGAGATAAGAACCAAAGCTATATCTGTTTCTTCAACAAGTGTTCTGAGCTTTGTCATAATCTCATCAAGTGCCTTTCTTTCATCTCCATACTCTTGAGATGATACGACCATACTAACATGGTCGAGTACAATATATCTACAATCTAAAGCCTTAGCCATATACCTAACTCTAGATACAATGTTATCTACTGAATTAGAACCAAAGTGTTTATAGAAGTAGAACCTACCAGTACCAACAGTAGCATCAAAATATTTTCTCTTGTCCTCATCACTCATGTGAATGTCTGGTCTACGCAAAGGTAGATTAGCTTCTACACTCATGATATCTAGTGCGGTAATCTTAGGACTTTCTTCAAGCATAATCATACCAATCTTTTCTTCTGTATTCTTGAATAGATTGTATACTAATTCTTTTATGATAGAAGTTTTACCAAGTCCTGTGCCTGCAGTAAATGTAACCAACTCACCACTACGAATACCATAAGTCATCTCGTCTAGTCCTTGCCAACCATAATTAACTGTTGACCTTACGACTGGAGCAAGTACTTCTTCTAGTAGTGACTCACCTTTAATGATACCGTCTGGTGCATAGGTAGGTGCATTCCACCATGATTTAATATACTCTTGATACTTATTAGCTTTAAGTAAATCGTTAGCGTCTTTGTATCCTTCTGGTAATTTTAATATCTTAACCTTTGATGGGGCGAACAACTCTGCAACTTTCTTACTTGCTTCTCTACCGACATCATCATTATCAAAGTTAATAACAATGTTATCGAATTGGTCTAACCAATCATAGCTTTTCTTAATATCTTTGAGGGCAGACGCAACACCATTCTTGATACTAACTACTGCATACTTCGAACCAAGTAATTGATAGACTGATAACGCATCAATCTCACCCTCTGTTATGGTAACATATTTACCACCATTGTATAACTGCTGACCGAACAATCCAGAGTCAGAGGTTGAACCCTTTATCGAGAATTGTTTATTCTTCACATACCTAGTCTTGGTAGCTAAAAGAGAACCAGTCGAGTCATAGTATGGGTAGATGTGTCTGTCTATCGTGCCACTTGCGTCGCTGATAACCTTGACCCCATACTTTTTTACTGTGTCTTCGTTGATACATCTATCGCCGATAGCACTAAAAGTACCTACGTTATTTTCTATTATTATTGGTTTTGTTTGAACTGCTTGTATGCCCATTGTGTCGCCCTCATCTATATTAGTTTGTTCTGGTGGGAAGTAAGTGTTGCAAGAGAAACAGTAAGAACTACCATTTTTATTTACACTTCTTGCGTCACTACTCCCACACTTATCACAAGCTATGTGATACTTAACAAAGTTATTGTTATCCATTGTGTCGCCCCAATCATTTTAAGTTAATTAAAATTCATCAACGGAATCGGTTGCGACGAAGCCATCAACCTTATCAAACTCTTCTCCATATGGGATTAAGTCGATAACTTGAACAGCTTGTAAGTCTAAACCTACACCAGATTTACCTGCGTAATTCCAATCGTATTCTTTGTACATAACTTTCACTTGTGAACCGTTACCTACAAGAACATCAATAGAATTCTTAGCAGAGTCAACTAGCTTAGGTGCAGGATTACTCGTACCATCTGCACGATTTACTCTGCGTTTGAATTTAACAATCTTACCTCGCTCATCTTCTTTAACAGTGATACCTTTGCTACTAAAGTCTTTAGCAACATCATCATCAACTGCTAAGTCAATCTGATAAACAGGGTCGAAAGTTGTATTGGGTCTAGTGATAGATGCCCAGTATGCTTTTCCTTGAACTGTAGCCATAATGTTTTCTCCTAATGTTATTTGTTAATGTTATTTTAATGTTTGCATTATATCATAGAACAATCTACTTGTCAACAACATAATGCGGTATTTAAAAATAGAACATAAAAATCCTATTTAAAAATATTTTAAAATGTTATTATTGTTTTTATTATAATTAAAATAATAACTCTTTAAAAATCTATATAGATTATATCACGATTCGATTTCATTGTCAAGAACTTTTTTATTGTTATCCACAATTCGTAAATGGTTTCTTTGTCTTATGTTCTTGTTTTGTTCTTTAAGGTAGCTAAGGTATTGATTATCTTTGATTTTTACTTGAGGTAAACAATCCCAAACTGTTTGTATGTACCATGTAATACTGTCCTCATTTAAATCGCCCTTGATTAAAACACGGAACAATTCTCTAGCTTCATTTGTTATCGTAGTCATATAGTCGCTCCCCTCTTTTTATTAAAGTCCAATATGTTTGTGATTCTCTTAGTAGTTTTTTTATTGTTCTTCTTTGTACAATAATATCTTTTTCTTTTAGTGAACTTGATATATATTCACTAACAAAATTTTCAAAGTCTTTGTTAAATAATAATTTATAAGATTGCATTACTCACTCATTGAATAAAAATCTTCATTGAATATTTTTTTAATTGGTATCATCACACACTTAGATGCATTACTATCACCAACATTCTTAGTTAGTTTATCTTTGTACTTATCTACAATTCCTTTTAATACTTTTGTAGGGAACACAAGAGTACAGAACTCACCTTCTTTTAATTCTAATCTATGAAACCAGTAATCACTTTCAGTTTTGTATATACCACTAGGCTTACCTCTATACTCATACTCTACTGCTATGTTGCCAGTCTTTCTCCACCATGACCTTTCACTTTTAACTTCAATCGTTTTACTTTCAAACATTTCTTTGACTTTATCTTCTCGTATCTGTCCGTAAGATAAGTCAATATCAAACTTTGTAAATCCTTTTTTAGTCATAGCTTAACTCCCAATACTACTAGTATTCCTGTTAACAATACTATTATTATAAATAATTCTATTCCTAATATAGTATGATACCATATCCATCTAGTTTTATATGCGTTGTCAATAGTCAAATCATCTGGGTCTGGACTATCATACCCATCTATATCTGTTTCTGGATTCTGACCCCACATTGTTTTTATTATTCGTCTAAACATAAGTCCCCCATTATAACATTTTTATTTATAAAAGTCAAGTTATATTACTAGATTCTTTATATAAAGTATCAAGCATATCACTTTGTTCTCTATCAAAATGTTTTATTATATCTTCTATTCTGTAATAAGGTATATTCTTTTCTTGTTTGAATTCATCTAGAATATATCTTAGTCTTGCTACTACTTTGTCTGCTCCCATTGTTCCCCCTATCCTAAGTCTGTTATTAGTCTATCTCTTAATTCTTTCTCATTACAATTATTATAATCTAACATATCAAAGTATTGTTCTCCCGATATTAAATCTTCTGACGGGCAAGGATTATCATTAAAGAAGTCTATCATTTTTTCTTTCATTGTGTCCATGTCTAACTCGTCAAACATAATTCTTTGTAATATATCTATTTCTTCTGGTGAGAAATACTTTTCATACTCACTATAAATTTCTTCTCGCCACATATCTAATTTGTTTTCTAGATATTGCTCATGGTACTCACAACTCATCATCTGTCCTTTCTAATTTATATACTTCAACTGGTATTGTTTCAACTGTATTAATTGCATTGGGTATTTTATTTTGTTCGATATGATAAATGTCTGCAACATCTTTATTATATCCTATTAAAACTCCAACTATTGCAATCAATCCCCATGCCCATACTATTCCTAGTAAGAACCATACTATTACATATCTATTCATAAATGTATCCCTCACTCATCATAAAAGAATACTCATCATTAAATACACTTACTTGAGACTCACCATATTTATCTATGAAATGTTTTCTTGCTTCATCTACTTGCATTGTGTCTATTAAGTACTGAGAATGTTCTTGCATTTCCATTAACCAATTTTTTACTCCACTCATTTTATACTCCCTTTGTTATTTATTAATCATAAGTTTCATCTTCAACTTGATTGACTGTACTAACAATAGTATCGTCATCTTGCCCAAATAAAAACTCATCTACATTTTCATCTAGTATAGCAGACTCATCATAAATGTCAATAAGTTTTTTTTGTTTCTTGTAAGTCTTTGATTTCATTAGTCTTTCCTTTCTATAAAATTTAAAATTAATTGTTTTTTATTTAAATTAAAATTAGTCTTTACTAATTTATTTCCATTATCTATTACAACTTCACACTTACTAGCAATACTGCTATCAGAAATAGTATTTAGATAATCTCTTAATTGTTTAACTAACATTGTTTTAACCCTCACTTGTTGTTTCCATAGTTATATAAGTCATGAACAAACAAACCCATACCTACTGGATTACTTTCAGCAACCTCAATCATTTCGTCAGCAGTTAACTGACATAACATTTCATCAGTTAATTCTTGTCCGTTGTTAGTAGCTTCATCATCTAGATTAGAATCTAAACTATCCCAATGAGTAGAGTAAGCATTATCATATTTATAATTATAATTACCATAATCATCATAGTTAGATAACCAACCAGAAAATTTATTTTTCGTAGCAACTACTTTCTTACCTAAGTCAATGTCATAATCATAACCAACACCACGACTGATAGAATAAGTATTGGATACCCAACCTACATTCTTAACATCTTTACCCTCGCCTTGATTGATGATAGTAAACTCTTGTGTCTTACCATCAAGAAACAATAACTTGTCCGAGCCTATTAAATCTTCAATAGCTTCTGTCCACTCGGCATTGTAAAGTAAGTTAGGATTGTTAAGTAATTGAGGTCTTATCACCCACTTAATAAATTGATGGGTGTCCGACTTATCCTTATCAATCATTGGTGTCGGTAGCTTTGCTCCATTATGCATTAACCATAAATCTCTATCTGCTCCATTCTCACCTTTACGCAAGACTTGAAATGGGTGAGATAAATCTCTACAAGTATTCCCTGCTGTTGTAAATCTGAAATGAATACCGACTTGAGTATTCAAATCTTTGTAGTTCTTCCACATCTTGTGTATATCTTGGAAGTTTTTTGGTACTATCTTATGGGTATGTACCTTACCTTTATTAAAGAACATAACCCCAAAGCCATCTGAATTGTTTTGATAAGCACACTCCATCAAATTCAAATCCAAGTCTTTAGGGCTGTTTGCTTTTATTATTAAACACATATATTTACTTTCCTTTCATTGTTATTATTTAAAGTTAAAAGTTTGTTAGCCATTACTTACATTATCGAATTGCTTTGATACATTTCTACTTGGTGTACCTAGTGCATATCCATTAGTAATTAGCCAACTCCAAAAATTAGAATACTCACTTCTATTTTCTGGTTTCTTAATATAAGAGATAAAAGATTTATAATTTAAACTTTGCTCTCTCATAGAGGATTGTTTTAAGTATTGTATCAAACCATCAGTAAATTCCAAAGCTCTCATAAAGCCATGCTCCGATACATTACTTTTGAATATCCTCAATTCAACTGTTTTAGATGGTACTGTATTGACCGCCTCATATCTATCATCACTACGATATTGACCATCTGAAATCTTTTTAGTTTTTGAAGCACACCATCTACCCATAGTACGACCAGCAATATCTTCAATAAACCTAGCATTTTTCTTATCATTAACAAACACTAACAACTTACCAATCTCTAATGGTGTTAATGCTTTTTTGTTAATATGTATATGCAACCCTGCACAATTAGTATTCCAACCTTTAACATAGGTACTACCATTATCATCAGTCCAATAATTACTATTAAACATCTGACTAAATCTATCTTTTAAAAACTTGTATGTACATGGAGCAGTAGTAATCTCAAACCCACCATTACCCTCATCAAGTGAGCCATCTCTTTTACACACAAACCAATCATTATTATATTGTAAAGTCTCTGGGAAATCTTCTTCCATACTATTCCTAGCCATGACTTCCAATTCTACACCATATAATAAATCTTTTGTAGTATCTAAATTAGTGTCAATACTTTCATCTTCTCTACATTGAGGCTCTATAAAATCTTGAACTGGGTATGTATAGTTTTTACAGTATCTCTCATGAGCATAGTATCCCTCATCTTCATCATGGTATTCTTCATTTTCTTCTTCATATCTATCATTACACTCATGGCAATAACCCTCACCATAATAATTATCTTCACTACAATAATCATCACACCCCTCACAATATCTATACTCATCACTATACATCACTTCATAAAACCAATCTTCAATATCTTGTAATTTTCTGTGTATGTGATTGTTTAATTTATATTCAGAATGATAAGTTTGAGTATCACTATCAAAGCTATATGGATTAACTCTATTATTTAGTAAAAATTTTAAATCTCTAATAGTTCTTACATTATCCCAAAAGCCATTTTCATATACATCTTCATAATCGAGACTATCTTCAATACCCTCAACATTTCTTAACTGATACACTTTCAATATAGTAGCTAACCATTTTCGTTGACTGAAATTGTAGCTATCCCATACATAAGATATTAATTGAAATCTATAATTAAATCTAGTCCAGATATAATCACCATGTATATCAGTTCTACCCTCAATGCCCCTAGTCATATAGTTTATTACCTTTCATTATTATTTATTAATATAATTTGTAAATAGTTTACTACTAAAATTTTTATTGTCAAGATAAAAAATATCCATTGTCTCATTTATAAAATCTTGCAAGTGAGCCTCAGCTATATAATTACCTCTAACATCTTGTTTTAATTGCCTAAATTTATCGGCAAACTTTATATAATCTTTTTTAGTCATAGTATATTATCCTCTAATTTAATAAAACTATATGCAATTCTTAAGATTGCATACACTCCGAGCAACCACCCCAACAATGGATAACCACTCATGGCAATAAACATACTACCTATAAAACATAGTACAATTACTACTACATCAAATGCACTTTCCATATTTATTTTTGCTCCCATGCATTAATCAATTTATTTTTTCTTACAGTAGTAAACCAATGATTACATTTTAAATCTTTGATAAACTCAATTTTTTCATTCTTATCTTGTATCGACTGAAATATTTTATGTACTTCACTCGCAGTTTGTTTTGTATATAGCATATTTTTCTCCATATTTATTTTTAATATAATAAACCTCACAACCATTTTAGGTACTTGGATTTTGTGAAAGCTCTCTCTTAGCTATCCTCACCACCATTTTCTGGATTTACTGTAAGGTTTATTTTTTTTCTTTATCTTCTTTTATACTAACATATTTAAAATATATGTCAATACTTTTTTTCTTAAAAGTTCAAACTATTTGCAAATCGGCACTTTCTAGACTTGCCACCATTGAAACTAAAACCCTTTTCGTAAATTGAAGTCATTGGATATATACTCTTTTGAGCCTCTAAAATCTCAGTATGACTTCTGATAGAATCTAGGTTTGATTTTCTGATGGCTAGTTTAATTCGTTCTTTTTTGCCTAATCTGAAACCTTTATTTATTTTGTTTTTCATAATTCTATATTCGCATTTTTAAAAATTTATTCAATAAATATTTTCAACTATTTTTTAACTCATTGATTTTAAAAGAAACTTTTTTAATATTTTTTTATTATTTTATTTAAAAACATTATTAAAAACTTACTCGCTATTTAAACTATTGATTTTATTAATGAATTGGAAACACTTTTTAAAATCGCAACATTTAAGTATTTGTTCTTGTTTTGTTCTTATTGTAGACATAAAAAAACCCCCAATGAAAAATCAAAGAGGGTTTAATTATTAGTTATAATTTTTAGAAGTATCCTTGCGAGGTTTTATAAGTTGTAGGTAAGTACGGTAAACTTTTAATTAATTGAAAAGTATAATGTGTATATTCATTATTTAAATTATAGTGTTTTACTTTATACCATACTTTATTGTTTGTATCAGTTATAGTTTGTATCATTTTATTTTTTCCTTTATTTAAATTTAATTAATATAAAACTTATTTCATAGATAAATTATAATTGCAAGGATTATTTTAATAATATTTGTATAAATTAGCTAAGTAATTGAATATAAAGGAAACTATTTTAATATGAATGTAAATATATTTGATTGTGAATATTTGTATATATTTTGTAAACTAGATATAGAAAGTATGTATAAATTTTATATGTATTATAGGTATTGACAATTAAAAAAAGTATGATACAATAAAAGAGGGATTGTATAGAATTTGTATATATATTTTGTTCTTGTTTTGTTCTGTTTGGCAAGGTCTAGGCTAGTACCACCCCCACCCCCCACCCACATATATA